GCTAATGACCCCTGTTTCTTTATCATAAATAACGTCTTTAACTTTACTTAATGCTTTTCTTTCTAAGCACTTTAATAAATATTTGTGGCATTTGCTGGTTTCGTCGTCACTTAATTTATACTTTTTATGTAAAGTATCTATATGTGTGATTAATTTTTTGATTTTTTGCGTTTTATCTAATTTGCTCCAATTTTCTTTCTTATTTGCGCACGATTCGTTTTCTAAAAAATTTGATAATATATTATTACTGGTATTATTTATTTCTGGAACTATTTCTTGACCATTAAGGAGCATTGTTTTATATGCAATATTTTTTAACTCTTTACAATAGTCATCTTTATTTTTGGTTTCTTTAGTTTCTTTAGTTTCTTTAGTGGCGTTATTTGCTTTCGCTTGCATTATATTAGAAATAGTTGTTTCATCATTAGTGTTGGAATTAGTAACTTCAATAATATTTTTTTTACGCATAGGCGGCATCTCTAGCTTGTATTAATTATATATAATGTTTTAATTTTATATATAAATCATATATTAATATAATATAAAACAATATTAATATAATATAAGTTTAATAAGCAATGAATAAAGTAATTCATTTTAGCTTGCATAAAAACGCGTGTGCTAGTATAAGCGAATGCAGTGTTGAGGACGCTACAAAAAAAATAAATAATGAAAAAATGAAAAATCAGAAAAAATCATATATAGATTTATTAGACAAAGTAAGCATTGAAGAAGTGCCAAATGCTATTATTACTATTTATGATAATTATGATATGCAGTTAATATTAATAGAAAAACTATATAAAGGGGTCGCATTTTATGAGCAAAAATACTTTAGTCAAGCATTGAAAAATAAATTGGACTGTTATAAACAGCAAGATATAAAAAAAAAATATGATGACTATAATAATTTTATAACACTAGAAAATATTATAGAAAAATTGGTGACTAGCTCTATGTTGTGCTTTTATTGTAATGTTAAAACACTAATACTATTTAAAAATTCGAGAGAAGCATGCCAATGGACCCTTGATAGAATAAATAATTATGATGAGCACAGTAATAGCAACACAATAATATGCTGTTTAAAATGTAATCTGCAAAGACGGCGAAAAAATAGCGCAAAATTTAAATTTTCAAAGCAATTAGAGAATAATTTAATAACATTAAAAAAATTAGAGTAACTAATTTTTTTAAGAGTAACTAATTTGAGCAAAAAATTGACTTTATATAATTATTTAATGCTTATATAAAGTTTAATGGCTACTAGATCAATGATTAAAAAACAATCAGAAGCCAATAAGATTTTTGAAGTATTAAAGACTTGCTCTATTTCAAGTAATGATTATGTTTCTTCTAAAGAACCATTTTTCAAGAATGACAGCACTAGTCAACCATTTCAACAATTTAATATGTTATTTAACAACGCAACAATTCCAGAAGGTTTAAATAGAAATATTAAAGTTATATATCAAATTTTGGGACATCAAAAAAAGGAAATTTATTACGGACAATGGACCATTATGAGTGTAGATGAAGCATTACAACGTTATAAAGAATTATGTAATCAAGGGCAATCAAATGTGTTTGATATTGGGTATAAATATGGCGGAATGGGATATATTGACATGTTAAGTTGTGATTTGACAAGTCACTTGCTGTTTTATAGACTTGATGGCGGGTCTAATGATTATGATAGATTATATAATTTAAACAAAGTTATTAATGAAGGGTCGCAACCTTATGATAAATTTTATTTTAGTAATTGGTTTTATAATGTTTAAATAATAATGTGTTAATATATAAATGGTTAAAACTCGAAGAGTGAAAAAAACTCGAAGAGTGAAAAAAACTCGAAGAGTGAAAAAAACTCGAAGAGTGAAAAAAACTCGAAGAGTGAAAAAAACTCGAAGAGTGAAAAAAACTCGAAGAGTTTCAAGAAAAAAGTTGAATTCAAAAAAGAGAGGTCGCGGTAAAGCAGATGAATTACCTTTTTTAATTAAAACTATGTTAAATAATGTTAGTTTAAGAAATAATGGCACACAATTTTATGAAAAAGGTATTGTAGAAAAAATAGCCGCACATTTGCCCAAAAGAGATGTAAAAGGAGCAATACATAGAGCAGATAAAGCCGAATATGAGCGTCGAGTACTTGCTGCTATTCCTTTAAATGAAAAAATTTTAAAAGAACAAGAAGCAGAAATAAAACGTTTAGAAATGTCAGGTATAGATGGACCTGCTCGACGAACACGCAGTAAAGCAAAACATGCTACAAATCCTGTGTTAGAAGAATTAAGATTAGAAGCATATCATACTGGATGGGTACTTATGCAGTTACAATATATAGCGCAACGAATTAGAGAAGGCAAAAATAGTGTTCCTTATGGCTACAGGGACTATGGTGAATTTCTTAAAGGCGACCCCGCATGGGATATGGAACGAATGGGATATGTAAAAAGATTTAGACCACCTGGTTACGAAATTATGATGAAACAAAGGGAGAAGTCTAAAGCTAAAGCCTAAATAGAATATATTATTTTGTTTTTATATACTTTTTTTATAATATATTTAGTAATATTATATAAATGACTAAGTCGCGAAGAGCAATGCATAACAAAAGACGCGGTGGAGCAAAAAACACTACATTAAAAGCACAAAAAAAAGAAGAAGCTCTAATTCTAAAAGAACTAAAAGCACTAAAAGTAGCACAAAAAAAGGAAGAGGCTCAAATTCTAAAAGATGTAAAGGCACAAAAAAAAGAAGAAAAAGCAAGAATTAAGGAAGAAAAAGCAAGAATTAAGGCTTTAAAAAAGACAAAAAAAGCACAACCTAAAGTAGAGACAGCGGAAGATCTTGCAAAAGTTGAAAAATTAGCGCTGGAGCTATATAAAAAAAGTTCAGCAATGAAAGCACAAGCAAAGGCAGATTTAATTCAAATGGCACGTAATACTGATAAAGAAAGCATAGACATAATGCTTGAAGATAATTTTTATTGGTTAATTAGGAAAGAGAAAGATCAAGTATGGCTAGACAAAGCTCGAGCTAAGCTAAATAAATAAGAATAACTTTGCTATTTTTCTAAAAATAGGCTATAGTTTTTCTCTAAATAGTATTTTATATTATATTTAATGTCATCGCTTAAATCATAATAGTTTTCATTAAATTTAAAACAAATTACTACTTTTTCTCTATTAACATCATATATTGGTTTAAACGCACATTGTTTAACTACTTTAGCAATTAAGCCCTTTATATAATTTTCATTATAGTTAATGTTATCCATATTAGTCTAATTAAATTATAAGTATTTATATAATATAAATACTTATATAATATCTATTTTAATAACGCCATACTGGGCGTTTTTTAGATTTAGTTTTTTTCGAAGACACCACATTTGATATATTTGACGCAATTTTTTGCACCATATTATTTGTAATAGCTCTAATTGGTTCTTGATATTTTATTAACTTGTTTTTTGGTGACTTACTTTTTGTTGAGCTACTTGTTTTCTTATGGCATTTATTGTCTCTGCATTTTCTTGTTCCTACTTTACATCTTTTTATTAAATTTTTTCTTGTCCATAATGATTTTCTATAACATTTTTTATTTGCGGAACAGCGGTGTCTTGTATTTTTACATTTAGTCTTCATTGCTATATATTATTACATTAGAAAAAATTTATTATTAATATGTGAAATAATCTATATTTCTATATTTCTATATTTCTATATTTCTATATTTCTATATTTCTATATTTCTATATTTCTATATTTCTATATTTCTAAATATTATATATTTTAATTATTATTGAATATTTTAATATAAATATTAAATACTCAATACACTAAAATAGTTATGTCATTACATATAGATACGCAGAGCGATGTTTTATTAACTAAATTATTACAATTTTATAGTGAAAATGCTAATTTTGATAAAATGATAAATATTATAAACGGGTCATCTAGTATATCTCTAAGAATAGTGGACTGGTTTGTTACAAATTACTCAAAAAAGAATTACATTGTATATATGATAAACAAGGACAATAAAATGGAAAAGGTAAATGTATATAATGATTATAAGCTTAAATTAAAAGCATATAGCAAA